CGTTGAAATAGTTACATCACTAAGGTCGTTGATTGATGAGGCTGATGATAGGTATCCCTGAGCCTTTACGAACGCAGTAGTTGCGATTTGTGTACTATCAGTACCAGTCGGTGCGGTGGGAGCCGTCGGAATTCCAGTGAATGCGGGAGAGGCTAGCGTAGCGTACGGAGACGTAATGTTTCTCCACACTGGTACAGTGCCACCCAACGGCACACTATAGTTAAGTATCTGGCCAGCCTGCGGTGACGTAATCTCAACGTCAGTGAGCCCATCAAGACTTGTAGCACCTGCGCTTACATTACCCCAATAGACAGCACCTTGGCCGTCAGTCGTCAATACTTGCCCATTGTTGCCATCAACGAACGGCAGGGTGTATTCCGTGTTGACGTTAATCTGAGATAAAAACTTCATAGTTTACCAGCCTAATATAGTATAAGCAAAAGTACAAAAAGAAAAGGAGGCTATTGCCTCCCTATTCCTCATCTAATGTACTCAATGATTAGTCGTTTGACGTATCAGGAGCATCACCAGGGGTTGGGCTAATGATGGTATCACCAGTGCGCTTGGTTCCTGAAAGTACGACGTAGTATGCGTTGTCCGTTACGGTACCACCAAAGGTGACTACTACCGTGTTGGCGGTAGGTCTTGTGATATCAACAACCACAGTCTCCTGAGTGGCGTAGCTGATAACCTCAGCCATAACAGCCTTGGTTCCCAGGTTGTGGGTTACCGTGTAGGCATTGCCAGTCTTGCTCACGTTACCCTGAGCGTCATCCAACGAGAAGTAGATGGGCAGGCCAAGGTAGTTAGCCACAGCAGTGAACGTAGCGAGTCTAAGCTCACCAGCGTCCGTGTTGGTCTGCATAATGAAGTGGTCCTGCGTGATATCCGAAGGAGTCAGCGTAGGCAGGCTACCGACGTGCAGCGGCTGGTCAACCGTAGTGAAGCGGTCGTTGGTCTCGTCCCACAGGAACGATACGTCAGGGGCGCTACCACGATTAACAGAGAAACCACCGTCCTGAGTCGGAGCGGTAGTGCCACCTAAGTCGGAGTTAAGCAAGATGATGCTGTCACCGATGTTAACCTCGTTAGACGTGATAGACGTTAGCTGTCCGTTAACCGTAAGGTTACCAGATACAACCGTCTCCTCAGCGTCGATGGTTACCGTGTAGACAGTACCAGATTGAGTAACAGCAGCGGTCTGAACAATCTTGGCATTCTCAAGCTGGGTGTTTACATCGTTCCAGTAAAGGAGTCTACCCTCAGACAGGCTAGGTGCGTTCTTGAATCTTACGTTGTCTCCAGTGATTTCAAGACCATCGCTCGTTCCGACGTTAAGTACGCCAGTACCAGTGCCGTCCCAAGTCAAACCGTTACCTGCGATACTAGAAGCTACGCTGATGGTAATCTCGCCATTGTCTCCGCCGCCAGTAAGACCCAGGCCAGCGGTTACGCTGCGGATGTCACCAGTGATATCGTGCCAGGCGGTACCATCGTAGTATTTTACTTTGTTTACCGTAGAGTCGTATACGATTCTACCAGTGTACAGCGAACCACCGCTGAGCGCAGTAATCTGAACTGTAGATAAGTGCTCAGGACGAAGACCTAATACGGGATATCCGTTGAGCTGAAGCGAAACTAAATGACTCAGTGCCATATCATTCTTAGTTTAGGTATGCCTTCCCGCTAAAAGAGTCGACAAAGGTTATGGTTAGTGTGTTAAGGGATGTATATTGGATATCTCCAACGACTGTGTTTTCTGTGGTGTCAACGACAACAACCGATGGTTTCTTGCCTAGGTTATGCGTGACCTGCCAGGTTGCTGATGGCATATTCTGCTCATATACGAAGTGAGCGTCACCTCCGCCGCCAGTAACACCCTTGATTGACAGGGACGTGGTAGGTCTAGGGACAACGATGGTGGTCTGTACGGTCGGCTGCTGTACGCTTACGTTAATCTGTTCGCCGCTGTTGATGGTTATATCACTCATAACGTAACGTCCTCGTTTACTTTGAAGATTCCATACAGCCAGGTCTTCACAGCTCCAGAGTTAGTGCTCTGTAGGTCATACACGTAGATTCCTCCGCTTACGGCTGCCATAGTTGATGGAGATGCGGTTATGGTGAGTATTCCCTGTGCTGTGCCGCTATAGGTGAATGCGTCGTCCTCAATGATGGCCGATGATGACGTATCGGTCTCCCTAACGTCAAGCTTCCAGGTGTATCCAGTGAGGTTGAGTACGGCACCAGTGTCGTCCTTGAACGTAAGCTCAAGACGAAAAGAGTCACCCTTCCTGCAGGTGATATCTACTCTTTGTGCGGTATCTAAGTTAATCTGGGCTGCCATAATGCAAATATACCAACTTATTGATTGCCAAGAATTTGCGACATAAGGTCAGTCTCCTCAGCCGTCAGCTCCCCACGTTCGCCCTTGCGTTGTGAGATGAGCTTAGACTGCTCAACCGCTTGCTTCTTCACACGTTCGTCCTTCGCTTGCTCACGCTTGCTCTCTACGTCCATCCTGAAGTTTCTATCTTCCTGATTGACCTCCATACGCGCCGCAGCTTCTGCCTTAGCCAAATCAATCTTGAGCGCATACTCTCTCTCGAGTAGGTCTAGTTTAATCGTAGCCTCCAACTTCATCTTCTCGAGCTCAAGTGATGCCTTAACCTGCTCAGTCTGAGCCTCTGCCTCTGCCGAAGCCTGTGCCGTCTGTTGGTTCATCTGAGCCTGCATCTGACTGTTCTGAGCCGCGATGTCCTGTCTCTGCTTGATGCGCTTCTTACGGCGGACTACTAGGAGCTGCTCGGCTTGGTCCACGTCCTTAAGGCGACGGATTGCCATAGCGTCCTCCAGGTCAATCTCACCCTGAGCGAGCGACTGCTGGATGTTAGCCTCAAGGTATGCCTTGTCCATATCGGACATCTCAGGCACCACGCGTACACCGAAGTTGTACATAGGCAGGTCCTTGAACGATGCGAGTACGTCCATATTAGACTTACCGATGGCGTTCTCGTACACGCGGTAGATTACCGACTGTGACGGCATAATCTGTACGCACTTAACAATGTACTCGACCACCTTCTTGTATAGCATCATAGACGCGTGGGTGATGTCGTACGTGGCGTTGTTTGAAGCCTCGATAGCCTGCTGACGTACGCCTACCAGTGCGTCTCCCTTGGGGGTTGATGCGTCGACAACCTCGTTGATTCCCGTAGCGTCGCGAATCATACGCAGGTAGTGGTTGTAGGTATTCACGTACGCCTCGATGTTGCGGATGGCGTTGCCAATCTCACGAATAGGTGGGTTCTGGAATCCTCCCTCAGGGTTCTTAGAACGGTAGTAGAAGATACCCGTCTGCTCGTAGATGTCTTGGATTTCGAGCGGTTGGAGTTCGCCTCCCTGTCCGAGTTGTACATTCTCCAGTCCTTCGATATCGATGATGAGTCCGTCAGGCTTAGCCTTGGCGATGGACTGCTGAATCTTGAGGTGTGTAATCTGCAGTTGGTCTGCGAATCCTACGATACCACTAACCATAGACTTAGGAATCATCCGACGCATATTCACCGCCACTGCGCTGTACGACAGGCGGGTTCTGGTGATGTCGTGGATGTTTCTAGGCTGGTTGTTCTTCATACCATAACCGTACATCTTGTTCGTTCCTATGATGTAGCTACCTCCGTAGAGGGTAACGAATGACATACGGATGGGCTTGCGGTCGAACACAGACTCCTTGGGTGGCTGATACATCATACCCTTGTAGTAGAACCCTACGTTGCCGAAGCGAGACTCCTTAGACTCATAGAACACATCGTCAACCGATAGGAACTCGAAGTCCATAACCTCAACGATGTACTCGTCGTATCCGAAGATGGTGCGCTGAAGGTTTCTGTCGTAGTATGAGTGCGACAGCTTGTTGGGGTCGTTGGCGTACTTGTTCTGCACGTTGGTAGCCATCTGGCGGTACTCCTCCTCGGTGAACTCGTCACCAGCTAGGCGGCGTAACTCAGAGATGGTGATGCGCTTGATGTGCCCCGCGTAGGTGAGGTCATTCATCAGAGGGTCCTCGGTGTACGAGTGGATGAAGTATGCTGGGTCGACGTACTTTGTAACTAATCCATAGTTGGGGTCATAGTCATTCTTCGTAACGCCCATACCCACGCTGACGAGGTCCGTGACGGCACGACGGTGTACGGTGTGGTTGTATTCGTTCCACTCGAGGGTGAGGTTAGCAGCAATCTGAGCCGCAATCTCTGCGTTGGTCTTGATGTTAGACTCAAGGAAAATCTCCGCCTCCTCAGGGGTGTCTGGAATCTTCTCAATCTCAGCGCCTACCTCGATGCCTGCCATCTTAGCCTGCTGAAGCATCTCCTTGTTCTCCACGTTGAACTTAAGCTCGGCCTTCTTGCGCTCCTTCTCGGTTATGCTCAATGGGTCGATTGCCTCCACGTTGGGGTATGGATTCTTAGATAGAATCTTGTTTACGACAATCTTAACGAACTTAGGGATGATGGGTACGGGTGACCAGTCGATGTTAAGCAGTGAGCCGTCACCGTTGTTCGGGTCCAGCGAATTGAGTATCTGCTTGTAAATCTTCGTGTCTTGTGTGCCGTTGGCGTAGTCGCGGTAGCGTTCGAACTCGTCCAGGCGCTTCCTAAAGATGCTGCCGTGGTCGTCCGTATGTCCCCACTGCGACTCGATGGCTCTGGCGTACTTCAGTCCGTAGGACTTTGCGGCCTTAGCCTCGGGAGATGCTAGCGGGTCAGGGAAGTTCCCCTGCTTGTTATTGCTTTCCATACCTATTCTTTATCCCCAGTTTATGTGCAAATATACCCAATAATATGTTGTGGGTTAGCGAGTTATATCCTTGAACCGTCTGAGGAACACTTTACTTGACATATCCGCCGTCTTTCTCTCCTGCTTAACCCTCTGTGCGGCAAGCAACGCCAGCCCCGAACTGATGGTCAAGTCAAACTTTGTTCTGTCGTCAATCCTGTATCCAATCCAATCCTCGAGCGTCCTGTCGAGATACATCCTGCCGTAATCGCCAGTCTCCGCGTTCATACCGACGTGTTCGTGAACGAATGCTTCGATTGCCTGTGCGTGGGCCTGTATAACATCCTGCGAGTTGGACGGTATACCCTTGGTCTTCACGTTGGAGCTAGAGCCTGGAGCCTTTAGATGTTCTGGCCTATCCATAATGTATCCGTCGTATCCACGCGACTCGAAGTAGCGTACTATCCCGTACTTGTTGTTTTCTATGAGCAGCGGATATCCGTAGAACACCGCAGCCATCAGCACGTCCTCATAGAAGATTCTAGCTAGCGGCGGGCGGTTGGCGTACTCAGCCACGAACATATTGCTCGGGTAGCTCATATTGAACTTGTTGTACAGGTGACACGCACCCTTAGAACCCCTGCCGTCCATCGTATTGTCGAGGTCATAGGAGTCGACACCGCCAGTACCGAGGTGGTCGTTGGCAGGGAATACCTTACCGAACTCCTGCTTTCGTTTATTTCGGATATCGTCGGGCGGCAGCCACGTCACTAGCCATCGGCCGTTGGAGTCAGGGTTCCATAGCACCTCGCTGTCGGGCTTACCGTCCTTCCATACGAAGTTACCCTTTACGACTGGGCTTGGGTACATCTCCCTGTTATGCTGCAACTGCTCGTATATCTTGCCCACGTTGAAGTGTGATGACTTCGTTGAGTCGCGGAATGCCTCCTCCTCGCTCCACGGGAACTGTCTGATTACCTCATTGAGTTCGTATGGGTCGTGCATCAACGCCTTGCGCTCGTTCGACAGGTAGGTCTTAGCACCGATGCTGATGACGTCGCCGTCCATAGTGAGCGTAGGCTCCGATGGGTCGTCCATTATCGGCATACCGTAAACGTCGAAGAAGCCCTCCAGGGCCTCGTACGCGGGTACGAATATCTTATACAGGCCAGACTTGGTCCTACCGTTCTCGTTTCGCTTGGTGGGGTCGGAGTCGTAATACAATTTCTTGTAATTTGCACCTCCCTTATCCAACGGGTTCACCGTGGAGCCCACCATAGCCTTACCGACAATCTTCTTACCTACCAGCAGACACGTGCGGTGGATGCGCCATACCTCGTTGATGTCCAGTGGATTCTCCCACTTACCAGCCTCATCGAGATATAGATAGTGCAGTTTCTCACCGTCGTATGCGTTGGCCACCGAGTTCTTCCAGTTAATCACCGTATCGAGAGCCTCGGTCTGATTGCTCACCTTGTTGGTCTTGGTGATTCGCTTCGCGGGCTCGCGGAACGCTAGCTCAACGCGAGGGTTGGTGGTGCCGTCCTGGATTGGCTTGAAGAAGAACGGGTAGCTACGGAACATTGGTAGGAGCTTCTTCATAAAGATGTTCTCCTGCGCGTCCTTACCAGTCTTGGACATAATGCCCAGCACCTTATTGGATACCTGCGTACCCTCGTCGGCCAGTGCCGCACCACAGATGTTCGTATAACCAGAGCGTCGACACTTAGTGTATATCTGTCCCACGCATCTAGGGTCCTGCTTGCACGCCTCAAAGTGGAGGTATAGCTTGCGCTGGAAGTCCAGATAGCTGGCGTAGCCGATGTCCATCTGACTCCATTGGAGTAGCATATAGTGATGACCTGTGATGTATGTTGGAACACCGTTGTTGTAGAACCATACACCGCTGCGTCTGCGGTGGAACTCTTGGTCGATGAACTCAGCGTGCTTAATGCGGAACTCCTTGGGCTGCTCCATCCATTCGTCCATCGAGCGTATACGCATCAGGTCCTGCGGTACGGGTAGACGCTTCCACATCTGCTCCTCACGCTTGAGCCCGTTGAATAGTATATCCTTGGCGAGCGGTTTCTTTGGTAGCTGAATGAAGACATCAGACAACTCAATGACCTCGCCTTCCGTCCCGTCGGGACAGATGTTCACCACGAAGTCTTTGTATCCGTCTATCTTCTTAAGGCCAGCCATTACTTCCTGTATTTCTCAGCGAAACCGCCTGAAAAGTCGGCCTGTTCGCCCATACTGCCGCTCTCGGACAGGCTACGTATCATATCCTCAAGTCGTTGCCTTTCTTGCAACAGTTCACGCGCATCCACGGCGGTCTGTTTGATTGACTGGAGCTCCGCCTTGCGTGCCGAACCGTTGATTTCTGGGTCGACGGGCTTCTTAATCTCCTCAATCATATTGTTGATGGCCACCTCCATAGAGTCCATCAGACGCTGTGCCGCATCGATTGTGGTGAATTCAGACTTTCTCCGCGACATACAGCAGGTCGTTAGGTGTCATCCTCCAGAGCTTCTCACCGTTCACCTCCATCGTATAGTCGGATTCCTTGCTGAACCCTACTCGGTCGCCAGCGTTCACACCCATCTCGAGCAGTTCTGGGGTATCGAAGCGGACGATGCCTTCCATCTTGACCTCCTTCTTCATCGATAGGATGAGTCCAGACTCAGACGTTGGCTCCTCGCCCTCCTCGGGGATTAGGAACACCCAACCTGGGAGCACCTTAACCGCTCCGTCCTCGCCCTTGTAGGCGTATGCCTGTGAACCATAGCCGCCCTCTGGGTCGAACTTCACTCGGTATAGCTCCTTGTCTATCTCGGCTCGCTTGTCCAGCACCACGTGATGGTGGAAGTATAGCGTATCACCATCCTTGGCTCCCGTGGGGAACTTCACTGGGGTGGCTACAATCTCTGCCTCACTGATTCTGTTTGCGAACTCGTCGAAGCGAGAGTCAAGGAATATCTCCGTGTCCCCGAACTTGATGGTGTCCTTGAACTTCTTGGGCATCCTTACGATGAACTCGTGCAGAACTCTCATTAGAACTTACAGTCGTTTTCGATTACTACGGGCATACCGATAACTTCCTTCCACGGAATGGTTCCGTCTGGGTTCTGGATGTAGATGGTATAGTCCTTACGTCCGTATTTAGCGAACGTGCGCTCGTCGAGCTCGATGGCTACGATTACTCCGTCGTTGCCTGCGGGGTTGCCTACGACGTACGCCAAGGCATCCTTCGGGTTTTGCCCGATGATAATCTTCCTAATCATTGTGTTATTCTTTATCTGGGTCCCCTCCAGCTCGTCGAATCCAGTAATCTACCTTGCTGGTGTCGTTACGCTCCTGATGCTGATATCCTGAGATAATTAGACCGACCACTTCGTCGAGCTCCTCCTCGTCAGCCACGTTGACTGAGAAGGCGATGTCCATCGTGGGGTCGTCGTCCTCATCAAGTTCGTCGTAATTCACGGAGCCGATGGCCGCAACCACGAAACCGCTCTCCTCAAGGCCATACTTTAGGATGAGAGTGTTCATCTCGTACACGAGGTCCGAGAACTCCTTGTACATCTCCTCCTGTTCTTGCTTGGATAGACCCATTGTTATGAATTTTTGTATGAAATTTGTCACGAATTTACGAAACAATACAATATGAGAAGGGGAGCCAACACCAGGAGGATGCGTGAGTACGCGATACTGCCCGCCAAGAACATACTCCGTAACTACCTGAAGTACCTCCGACACGTCAAGGTGGACATATCGCAGAGCTATGGGCTGACCCCGTCACAGATTGACTATCTCCTCTTTGTCTATGACCTTGAGTTCTTCACTCTGATGTACGTCAGAAGTCACTTTGCGGCGATATCCGACAATAAGATGCGTATTATGTACAACAAGCCGATGATGAATATGGGTCTCATCGATGTCTATATAAGCAGACAGTCCGTCACTGAGGAGGACAAGCAGTTGTTCGGGTTAGATAATGGGATTGGTTACGGCGCCAGATACTGCCTATCGCAGAAGGGTAGGCTGCTGGTGCAGAAGATTTACCGCAAGTTAGAGGGTCTGGAGGCTATCAATGCTCCCGAATGACCTTGAACGGCATCTCCAGTGACGCTCCCTCGTGGGGTACGAACTTACCCTGGTGTGGCATCAGGTAGTATCTACCGCCCTTGCTCATCCAATGGTAGCCCGCTGGGGCCTTCACCATCACCTCGTTGGGTCTCTTAAGGTCTGTCCTTTTATTAGCCTTCATCACTTACGGAATTTAGCCACCTTAGCGGCGATGTTCTTAGGCTGAGACACGAACTGCTTGCCTGATTTGTTACCCTGAGCCTTCGCTCTGTTGGTGGCTGCCTTCTCAGCGGCGCTTAATGCACCCCAGGCTGCCTTGGGTAGGTAGCGCTTCTTGCCTTCGCTGGGTTTGCCGTCGGAGGTCGTCCATTTCTGCTTTGTCCACTTCGATAGGCTCGTCTCCTTCTTAGGCCCCGAGTAACCACCGCCTGCCTTCTTGTACTTGAGCACGGCAAGCTGAGCCTTACGTGCGCTCCACTCACCAGGGTCTCCGCCCTTTGAGCTGGCCTTCACGCTGGCGACGATGCGTTTCCACAGTCCTGGGTTACTCTTCTTTGCTTCCAACGGTCAATCGGTTGATTATCTGCAAATTTAGGACTCCAGTCAATGCCCTATCAGGGCTCACTCTCTTGATGCCGCGCGTGTTCTCGCCACGCTTCTTCGCTGACTTAGCCATTCCAGTTGATGTAGTGTAGGATA